GTTACACGTAGTGGTAATAGCAGCACATTAAAAGTCGTTGATCCAGAAGGTAAAAAATCCGGTCAACGTATTTTAGATGGTTTCATTGGGCAACTAGCCTTAGACCTTCCAAAGTTCATTGAAATGAGCGATAAGGAAAAGGCAAATGAACTTTTGAAATTATTGGGCGTAGAAGACGAATTAAATAAACTTGAAGGTAAACACCAAGAGGTATATGCAAAACGTCATTCTATAGGGCAAATTGCAAACCAAAAGGATAAGTACGCTAAAGAGTTAATTGGCTATGATGATGTACCACTTGAACCAATTAGCGCATCAGAACTTATCCAACAACAACAAGCCATTTTATTAAAGAATGCGGAAAATCAAAAAAAGCGGAACAATGTTTCTGCTATTCAAGCTCAAATGGTTACCATCAACAACTTGGTTGATGAAACGCAAAAGAAGCTTGAAGAACTGCAAACTAAGCAAGCACAATTGGCTGAAGATTATGATATTGCAACTACGGCAGCGAAAGACCTTGAGGATGAATCTACGGCTGAACTCGAGGAGCAAATCAAAAATGTAGATGCCATTAATCAAAAGGTACGTGCTAATCAAGAACGTGCTAGAGCATTACAAGAAGCTGCTGATTATAAAGCAGATTATGATAACTTGACTGGTGAACTTGAAGCCATCAGGGAAGATAAAAATAAACTGCTTGAATCTGTACAAATGCCATTATCAGGATTATCCATTCAAGATGGCGTCCTTATCTACAATGATCGTCAATGGGACTGCATGTCCGGTGCTGAACAACTCAAAGTAGCTACGGCCATTGTTAGAGCTTTAAATCCTAAGTGCGGATTTGTACTTATGGATAAACTCGAACAAATGGATGTAGACACTATGAAAGAATTTGGGGCTTGGCTTGAATCGGAAGGTCTACAAGTCATTGCGACTCGTGTTACTAATAACCAAGATGAATGTTCCATCATTATTGAAGATGGACACATCAAAGGTGAAGAGTACAGTAATGTGGCAGCACCAGTTAATAAAACTAAACCTGAAAATGAATGGGGTGATTTTTAATGAATATTACAACAGGTAAACGAAAACGTGCGCAAAAGGTGGTCGTATATGGCACCGAGGGGATTGGTAAAACAACCTTTGCCAGTCACTTTCCATCACCTGTATTTATTGATACGGAAGGCAGCACAGACCATTTAGATGTGGCTCGTACAGATAAGCCTACATCATGGCAAATGCTTATTTCCTTTGTTAAGGAATTTGCAACAATGCCGGGTTTCTATCGGACTTTGGTCATTGACACGATTGACTGGGCGGAACAGTTATGTGTTGAGTACATCTGTGCTAAACATAATAAATCGGGGATTGAAGACTTTGGGTATGGCAACGGATATGTATTTGTCCGTGAGGAAATGGGCCGTTTCTTAAACCTACTTGATGAAGTCATTAATGCAGGTATGAATGTAGTGCTTACTGCTCATGCTCAAATTCGTAAGTTTGAACAGCCAGATGAATTAGGCGCATATGATCGCTTTGAATTGAAACTTGGCAAAAAGACGGGAAGTCAAACATCTCCACTTATTAAAGAATGGGCGGACATGGTACTCTTTGCCAATTATAAAAATGAAATCATCACAACTCAAACCAACAAAAAGAAAGCAACTAATGGTAAGCGTTTAATGTACGCTACTCACAACCCCGCATGGGATGCTAAAAATCGTCATGGATTACCAGATATGATGCCATTTGAATATAGTCAAATCGCTCATGTTATTCCAGATGATGTACTACCAACTGCTGCAGCACAAGAATTAGCACAAGCCGCTAATAATGAATATGCTTCAGAGGTAATGAATGCTACTAAGGAACAAATTGGGGAAGTTACTACAATACAACCTGTAACACTACCACAGGAAGCTGTTGATACCAACAAAAACGAAACACCATTAGTTGAAACAGCTATTCCTAAACCATTAAAAGACTTAATGGTTAAGGATGGAATTACATTAGAACAAATCCAATCTGTAGTTATCGCTCGTGGTAAGTATCCAGCTGGTACACCATTTGAAAATTATGATCCAGAATTCGTTAATGGATGGATTATCCAATTCTGGCCAAATATTGTTGAAGCAATTAAGAAAGGAAATTAATTATTATGACAACACAAAGCAATTTTGAAACATTCGGTAAAGCAGAAGAAGTATATTCATTTGACCAACCTATTTTAGCGGAAGAACGTGAATATACGTTACTTGAAGCTGGTTCTTATCCATTTGTAATTACTAATGTAGAAAAGAAATTCTATGAACCAAAAGAAGGTAGCAAGTTACCATCTTGTCCACAAGCTCAAATTACCCTCGAAATAGATGGTGGTGATCAAGGGAAAACAAAATTAATTCACAATTTGTTTTACACAAAGTCAACCATTTGGAAAGTTACAGAATTATTTATGGCCGTAGGTCTTGCTAAGAAAGGTGAAAATTACAATCCTGACCCTGAACAATTATTGGGTAAGTCAGCCATGTGTGAATTGTCACAACAAGGCTATGTTAAAAATGACGGTAATAATGGTACTCGGAACGAAATCAAAAAATGTTTTGCAAGTCCTAATGCTCAAACTAATGGATACGGTGCATTCTAATGGAACTTAGACCGTATCAACAACAAGCTGTAGACTCGATATGGCATGAATGGGAAACGGTTAATAAAACATTGTTGGTTCTTCCGACTGGTACAGGTAAAACAATTTGTTTTGCCAAAGTTGCTGAGGAAGCGGTCCGCAGGGGTAAGCGTGTTCTTATCCTTGCGCATCGTGAAGAACTATTGCAACAAGCCTCTGACAAAATTATGAGTGCGTCAGGGCTTACAACGGCAATGGAAAAAGCTGAACATACATGTCTTGGACAATGGGACCGCATCATAGTAGGTTCTGTTCAAACATTATGTAAAGACAAACGATTGTCAATGTTCAGTAAAACGTACTTTGATGTCATTATCATTGATGAAGCACATCATGCTGTATCTAGTAGCTATCAAGCTATATTAAATTACTTTGACCAAGCAAAAGTCTTAGGTGTAACGGCTACACCAGATCGCTCAGATATGAAAAATTTAGGACGTGTATTTGAAAGTTTAGCATTTGAATACACCTTGCCTATAGCTATTCAAGAGGGGTTCTTATCTAAGATTAAAGTACAAACATTACCGCTCACATTAGATATCTCATCGGTTAAGATTTCAACTGGCGATTTTTCCGTAGGTGATATTGGTAGAGTATTAGAACCCTACTTAGAGGAAATAGCCAACAAATTAATGGAATACAGAGATAGAAAAATCGTCGTATTCTTACCATTAATTGCTACCAGTCAACGATTCTGTGAAATTCTCAACGAGCGAGGATTTAAAGCAGCAGAAGTAAACGGTAAAAGCCAAGACCGTACAGAAATTACACAAGCATTTGCTGAAGGTAAATATAATGTACTTTGTAATTCAATGTTGCTCACGGAAGGATGGGATTGTCCAAGCGTTGATTGTGTTATTGTATTACGTCCTACTCGGTCTCGTGCCTTGTATTGTCAAATGATAGGACGTGGCACACGGCTTTCACCGGGTAAAGATCATCTATTAATTTTAGATTTTCTATGGCATGTAGAACGTCACGAATTATGTAGACCAGCTCATTTAATCGCTAAGTCAGATGATGTGGCCAAACGCATGACGGAAATTCTTGAAGAAAAAGGAATGGACCTTGAAGAATGCGAAAGGGATGCAGAATCTGACGTATTAGCTCAACGTGAAGAGGCGCTTGCAAAAGAACTCGCTGCTATGCGTAAGAAAAAAGCACAACTTGTTGATCCATTGCAATTCGAGTTTTCTATCCAAGCTGAAGACCTTACCCATTATGTTCCAGCCTTTGGTTGGCAAATGAGTGCGATTACGGATAGCCAAAAGAAAACTCTTGAGCAATTTGGCATCAATGGTGACAGTATTGAAGATGCTGGCAAAGCATCTATGCTCATTGATAGATTACAAAAACGTCGTGAAGAAGGCTTGTCTACCCCTAAACAAATTAGATTCCTTGAAAACAAAGGATTTAAAAATGTAGGAACATGGAGCAATAACCAAGCCTCTAAAATGATTAGTCGTATTAGTGCTAGTGGCTGGCGTATTCCTAAAGGTGTAGTGCCTGCTACATACAAGCCACCTGTAAATGAATTCGTTCCCCAATGGTAAGGAGTAAACATGGAAAGCAAAATTGATTTACGAGAATTACTCGAATATATAGACCCTGCCCAATGCTCCTATGAGGAATGGTTAAACGTAGGACTTGCTCTCCATCAAGAGGGCTATCCTATGTTTATATGGGAAGAATGGTCTGCAGATGATGGAGAACGATTCCATGAAGGTGAATGTGCTGCTAAATGGGAATCATTTGGTCGGTATACTGGAAAACTTGTTACCGGTGCAACGATCACTCAAATGGCAAAAGAAAACGGATGGACATCTAAACGTAAGCTTGAAAATAATGAGGCATTAAGTTTTGATTCCATGGTATTGGCGACAACTCCGGAACAATATCAAGTCGTTGATAAGAACTGGATAGAAGAATCTGATGTTCATATTCCTAAATCATATCCTTTAGAGCAACGTAAACAAGATATTGTTACATATCTGACTACGTTATTTGAGCCGGAGGAGTACGTTGGATATGTAGTTAATACATTTGCATTACCGGACGGAAAACAGTCTCCTACGATGGGAAATTATAGCCGTACGGTACAACAAATCCTAGATGGTATTAACGGCACAACGCAATTAGAAAATGTGTTTGGCACCTTTAACAAAGAAATGGGTGCATGGATTCGCTTTAATCCAATTGATGGTAAAGGGGTTAAAAATGATAACGTAACCGCATTTCGGTATATGCTCTTGGAATCTGACAATATGTCACTCGGAAAGCAAAAAGCTATTCTTGAACAATTAGAGTTACCAATTGCAGCCATGGTATTTAGTGGTGGTAAATCAATTCATGCAATCGTTAAAGTAGATGCTTACTCCTATGAGGAATACAGAAAGCGTGTTGACTTTATATATTCCATTGCTCAAAAGAATGGCTTTAAACCGGATAAAAAGAATCGAAATCCTAGCCGATTATCTAGAATGCCGGGTGTTATGCGTGACGGCAAACCACAATTTCTTATGGCAACCAATATTGGTAAAGAAAACTATAAGGAATGGGAAGAATGGATCGCATCCGTTAATGATGATTTACCGGAACCAGAAGAACTTGACGCATTATGGGATAACATGCCAGACCTAGCACCGCCATTAATTGAAGGGATTCTTCGTGAAGGACATAAGATGCTCATTGCTGGACCATCTAAAGCCGGCAAATCATTTGCGCTAATTCAATTATGCATTTCCATTGCTGAAGGTAAGCCGTGGTTTGGATTTGACTGTACACAAGGTAAGGTCCTATACGTCAATTTGGAACTTGATAGGGCATCCTGTTTGCATCGGTTTAAAGATGTATATGAGGCCCTTGAACAGCAACCAACCAACATTGGGAATATATCCATATGGAATTTACGTGGTAAGTCATTACCAATGGACCAGTTGGCTCCTAAGTTAATTCGTAGGGCTCAAAAGCGTAATTACAAGGCTATCATTATTGACCCTATCTATAAGGTTATTACAGGTGATGAAAATAGCGCTGATCAAATGGCGAATTTTTGTAATCAGTTTGACAAGGTATGTACTGAACTTAAATGCGCAGTTATTTATTGTCATCACCATTCAAAAGGCAGCCAAACTGGTAAACGGTCTATGGACCGTGCATCCGGCTCCGGTGTATTCGCTCGTGATCCAGATGCATTACTTGACTTACTAGAACTTGAACTCGAGAACATGAACGAGGATAAACTCCAAGATGCTCCTATTGATACTAGCCAATGTACTGCATGGCGAATGGAAGGAACACTCCGAGAATATCCTAAGTTTAAACCAGTGGATTTATGGTTTGAATACCCTATTCACAAAGTGGATACAAACGGGTTCCTTGCAATGGCTCAATTTGATAGTCCGCAACAAAAAGGCGCTAATGTTATAAATAAACGCAAAAAAGCTGCTAAGGAAAAGAAAAAAGAGCAACTGGTAGATGCCTTTAATATTGCCGCTGCTGAAAATGGTTTTAACGGTAGAGCAGATATTAAACGGGTAGCCGAAATTATGGAAGTTAGCGAAATGACTATTCGTCGATATTTAAGAGAAACACCAATCTTAAATGTTGATAAAGGAGAGTTATTTAAACCAGAAGATTGTTAATCTATAAAATTACATTTAGGTTAACAATAATAACAACAAACGCTCTTATATATATAAGTGTATGTTGTTATTATTTTGTGTCCCAATGTAAGGTGGATTCAAGCTAAGGGGGTAAGGAAAAGGATTTCTAAAATCATCCTTTTCTTACCTCTTCCCCTTAGGTTGAACCCTACATTACAAAAGGGCTTTAAAAATTGTTTTGATTATTATCAATTAAATTCTCAATAAAGGAGGATTGGTTATTGATTATTGAATTTTTCATTCCTCTTAAAAAGGTTCCTACTGTTACGCATCAAACTAAGCAGGTAAATACACAACATGGTAAGCCTATCTTTTATGAATCCGATAAGTTAAAGCAAGCTAAACAAATATTCTTAGATGGTTTAGTTGATCATGTTCCTAGTGAACCTTTAGAGGGACCTATTCGATTGGTTACTAAGTGGTGTTTCGGTAAAGCGAATTGCAAAGCGCCACATTGGAAAACCACTCGGCCTGATACAGATAATCTTATTAAATTATTTAAGGACTGTATGACCAAGTTGAATTACTGGAATGATGATGCTCAAGTCTGTAGTGAGATTACAGAAAAGTATTGGAATCCAGTTACAGGGATTTGGGTACATATTGAAACATTGAAAGGTTGATGCTATGAAGAAAAAATTAGTCTATGTCGCTCATCCTTATGGTGGCAAGGAAAGCAATCGTAAAAAGATTGATGTGATTATGGAAGATTTGGTTTTAAATGATGCCAGTCATGACTATATTTCCCCAATTCATAACTTTGGGTATGTATATCTGACTGGTGACAATTACCAAAGGGGCTTAGATATCTGTTTAAGCTTGCTTGGCCAATGTGACATTTTAGTGTTGTGTCCAGAATGGGAATCTAGCCGAGGTTGTAATGGCGAATTTGAATTTGCTAAGAAACATAGTATTTCCACTTTTACATTAAGTGAATGGAAAGCGTTAAATCGAATTTGATAAAGGAGACTAAAAACATGTACGAATTACAAACAAAAGCAATTGAAGCAGCTCGTAAAGTGTTGATTGAAAATTTAGGCTATCAAACTGTTGAACCAGAAGATATGTTCATTGTTTGGTTTTGTAAAACCCTACAAAACTGGAAAGCCATTGTTAGTGGTCGGACTATCGAAGAATTTATCGAAGTAACACACAATGGCGATCGTAATGAAACATATATTGATGTGTACTGCAAAACTAAAAATGTGTGTATTAAAGGTGAGTAATGAAGCAGAAGTATACTAAAAAACAATTAGAAGTTGAATTAGCGATGTTGCGAATTAGCTATGAAGTAGAGATAGCTAAAAAGATAATGGAACATCAACGATATGTTAAGGAAACGGAAGAAAAAATAGATAACCTAAAGTTGTATATGGGCATTGGTGGTTTAATTGTAATTGTGTGCGTAGCGTCATTAATACATGTGTTGATTAAGTAAAGGATATGGGCGGTGAAATATCCGTCCTATCATAAGAGGTGAGTATGAGAATTTATAGTACTTTATTTGAAGAAGGAATAGATAATGCTATTAACCTTTTATCCTGTGCGTTAACCATTGTTAATATTAATGATGTTTTTATACCTAAAATTAAATATGATTTTAATAGTTTTTTAATCCAATATGACATTTGCGATGTGCACATTGAACACAGGATAGGTTTAATGGAAATTCAATATTCAAAGATGTCTTTAGAAGAATTTGTGTATAACATAAAACGCCATGTTTTAGCTGAGTTCTTCCGTGTATATGAAAACAGAAATAAGTTAATGTGGGATACAGTACATGATGAAATAAAACAAAATACAATATCTGATACATTGAAATCTTGTATAAAGTTAGCAGGTGATACCCATGAATGAAATGGTTGTTATAAACATTCTATTGGCGATTTACCTCGTGGTTATTTTTAAAATGTCCTATTACTCTTATCGTGAAGCTGCTGCATTAAAACATTTTATTGTTTCTGATGTATATAAAATGCAATTGCAGAAAATTATTAGATCACAAATACGGGATATGGTGATATGTAGTATTCTGTTTGTTTTAAATATTGTCTGTGTGGTGGTCCTATGATAGAACTTAGTAAAAAAGAATATCGTGAACTGGCATATGAGTATCTACACGAAGCAAGTAAGGCAGCATTGAGGATTAAATCGTTAAAGCGTAATATCCAACGTATTAAAAGTGATATCACATCATTACGTGCAGTAAACTACGGGAAAGAACGAGTAGACGGCGGTGAACCATCAGGAATTGAAGATGATATTAATCGGCTACTAAATATGGAAATGAGGTATAAACGTCAAATCCATGAACTACTGACTAAACGTGATGATGCTTGTCATATGATTGATACATTAACTAATACGGTTGGCTCGATTATCCTCATGCAACAATATATCAATGGTATGTCTGCTAAGGGAGCATATTCATTTGTTGGTTACGGTGAATCGCAAGGTAAAGAATATAAGAATTTGGCACTTGTAGAGCTTGGGTATAAACTCCGACGGAAATCGGCTGTAAACGGCTAATATCGACCTTTTAAGCCCTCCATATCTATGATATATTGTATGTGGAAGAACATGAGTTCATCTCCTAAGCATTTAGAGTACCAAACGCAAAAAAGGCGCATCTTAATTGATGTGCCTTTTTTGTTACAGAAAATTATGACACAAATACACTGCATCAAGCACAAATGCTTGAATAATAAAAATGGAATATGTACGGCCAATGAAATATTTTATGATGGCCTATGTCAATCCTATATTACGCATTCAAGCGCTAGCAAAAATTCATGCGGATTATGTGTAAGGAAAAATGGGAAGATGATTCGCAAGGGCGGTAATACATTAAAGTGAGGTGATGATCCATTGCGAGTAAATAGAAAAAACTGGTTGACTGACCCTGATAATTTATTACGTGCAGAAGGTTGGGCTCGTGATGGCCTTACTGATGAGCAAATAGCAAAAAATATAGGTATTTCAATTAGAACTTTATACGACTGGAAAAAGAGTTCGCCGCAGTTTTTGCAGTCCCTTAAAAGAGGGAAGGAAGTCATTGACCTTGAAGTTGAAAATGCATTACATAAACGTGCTATAGGTTACGAATATGAAGAGAAAACATACGAGAATGGAAAGCTTGTTAAAGTTGTAAAGAAACAACAGCCTCCGGATGTTACGGCTCAAATATTCTGGCTGAAAAACCGTAATCCTGAAAAGTGGAGAGATACTAAAAATATCGATGTCAAAGGTGAGCTTACGGTGTCTGCTATGGATAAATTGAAAGCTGCACGGGAGAAAGCTAATGGAAAAACATGATGAATTAATAGAGGCATTAGGCGCTCTTACACATGATCCGTTAGCGTTTGTATATTTTGCCTATCCTTGGGGAGAGCCGGGGACGCCATTGGAAGATATGGAAGGGCCTGATGAATGGCAAATACAAATCTTAAAAGATATAGGTGAACAATTAAAGAAGGGCAAAGAACTACAAACCGCTATTCAAGAGGCGGTAGCATCTGGCCATGGTATCGGCAAATCAGCACTGATATCATGGCTTATTCATTTTGCAATATCTACTCATGAGAATACTCGTGGCGTAGTAACTGCTAATACAGAAGGTCAGCTCAGAACAAAAACATGGCCAGAACTTAGTAAGTGGCACAATATGTTCATTGCTAAAGATTTATTTACGTATACGGCAACAGCTATATTCAGTAGTGATAAAAACTACGAAAAAACATGGCGTATTGATGCTATTCCTTGGAGTAAGAATTCCCCTGAATCATTCGCCGGTCTTCACAATCAAGGTAATCGGATATTGGTTCTATTTGATGAAGCCTCTGCTATTGATGATGTCATTTGGGAAGTAACTGAAGGTGCTCTTACAGATGCTAACACGGAAATTATTTGGTGTGCATTTGGTAACCCTACTCGTAATAGTGGGCGGTTCCGTGAATGTTTTAGAAAATATAGAAAGTTCTGGAATACATATCAGATTGATAGTAGAACCGTTAAGATATCTAACAAAGCTAAGATTGAAGAATGGTTAGAGGCTTACGGTGAGGATTCCGACTTCTTCAAAGTTCGTGTGCGTGGTGTGTTCCCTTCCGCATCAGATTTGCAATTCATCTCTACTGAAATTGCTGACAAAGCACAAAAACAATCTTATAAGCCGGGAGCATTTGAACATCTACCTGTAATCATTGGTGTGGATCCTGCATGGACTGGTTCAGACTCCTTAGAAATAGTAATGCGTCAAGGTTACTCTATGAAGTCGCTTGCATCTATTCCTAAGAATGATGATGACTGGCGCATGGCTCAGCTGATTGCTCAGTTCGAGGACGAATACAAAGCTGATGCCGTATTCATTGATATGGGGTACGGTACAGGAATATATTCTATCGGTAAGCAATTAGGGCGCAAATGGCGATTAATTGAGTTTGGCGGTAAGAGTAATGACCCTGTATACCTCAATATGAGAGCCTACATGTGGGGACAGATGAAAGAATGGCTCCGTGAGGGTGGTTCTATTCCACCAAATGACCAAGCCTTATACGATGATATCGTAGGGCCTGAAGCGATCATTGATAAGAATGGTCGCATTCAGCTTGAAAGTAAAAAAGATATGAAAGACCGAGGGTTGCCATCTCCGAATAAAGGGGATGCTCTCGCCTTGACCTTTGCTGCGCGGGTCGTTAAAAAAAGCGAAACAGGCAATAGGATTGTAGCTAATACAAGTTACAGTCCTTTTTAATTTGTTAGAAAGCGAGGAATAAAGATGTGTATGAAGAGTGCATCTGCTAACTATACACCACCTGCTCCAGCTCCAACTGTTCAAACGAATATGAGTAATCAGACTGGTGAGGAAATGGCAGAAACTAAACGCAAATTCAAACGTGGCTTTGAATCTACTATCTTAGGTCCGACTGTGGGCGGCCAGAAATCAATTTTAGGGGGATAGCATGGCGGAAATGGAATCTTTACTGGCTAGACAACCTACGGAGGGCGTTAAGCCTGTTAGGCGTGATTATGCGAAGTTGAGAAAGAAATTCTCTCAGCTATTTAATGCGCAGCAACGATATGTAAATAAGTGGAAGCAGTTGCGTGACTATCAGTTGCCGTTTATTGGTCAATTTGATGGTGAAGAAGACCAATCAGAACCTTATAACGGTAAAATCCTAAATCCTGTAGCTTGGGAAAGTTGCCAAATATTTGCCAGTGGTGTTATGAGCGGACTTACTCCACCAAGCCGTAAATGGTTTAAGCTAACCATGGAGAATATCGACGTAGCAGCTAATAGCCAAGTCGCTGAATTATTGGATGAACGAGAGGAAATCTTGTATGCGGTTCTTGCTAAATCCAATTTCTACAGCGTAGTTCACCAAGTTTACATGGAACTAACCATGGGTCAAGCTCCTATGGGAATATTTGCTGATAGTGAATCTGGTGTTCGTTTCACATCGTATCCGATAGGAACCTATGCTATTAGTACTAACAGCAAGGAAATCGTAAATATCTTTGGTCGTAAATACAAAATGACAGTTGATCAGATTGTCGAACAGTTCGGGTATGAAAATTGTCCGGATAACATAAAGAATATTTACGATAACGGAAATAGCTTGCAACAATCATTCACAGTCAATTGGTTGGTTGAGCCTAACAAAGACCGTAAGGATAAGTTAGGACGTCGCAATATGCCGTACTCATCCATTTATTGGGTTGAAGGTAGCAATAGCGATGAAGTGTTATATCATGGTGGCTTTGAAGAGTGGCCAATTCCTATTGCTCGCCATACGTCGATGGACCTAAATGGTTACGGCAAGGGGGCCGCATGGTTCGCTCAACCAGATTCACAAATGCTACAGAAATTGGAGTTTGATTATCTAACAGCCGTTGAATTGGGTGTTAAGCCTCCTATGCAAGCACCATCTGATGTTATCAGTACGGTTAACTTGTATCCGGGTGGCATTACAGAGATTGAGGGGCAACATAAAGTTGAACCGATGTTTGCAGTACAGTCTAATTTACAGGATATTCAAAATAAGATTGCAGTAACAGAGGATTCAATCAAGAGAGCCTATAGTGCGGATTTATTCTTGATGTTAGACCAAATCGACAAGGGTCAGATGACGGCTCGTGAAGTTATGGAACGCACTCAAGAAAAATTACAGCAATTAGGTCCTGTTGTTGAACGGTTGCTATCTGAATTCTTAAATCCAATCATTGAACGTGTGTATTCGGTACTAGATCGTGCCGGTGTATTTCCACCTGTTGATGATGAGGAACTCTTAGACCAATTAAACGGTCAAGAAGTGAAGATTGAATATATCTCACCACTTGCCCAAGCGCAAAAGATGAGTTCATTGGTAAATATCGAACAGTATTTTGCGTTTATTATGTCTTTGGCACAAGCTAATCCTAATATCGTCAACAAGTTCAACTTTGAGGAAGCGGCCAATACATACGGTGTAAATCTCGGTGTTCCGGCTAAGATTATTCGTTCTGATGATGAATATCAAGAAATCTTAGCACAACAAGCACAGGCACAGGCTGAACAGGAGCAGCAAATGCAATTAATGCAAGCGGCTCAACTAGCACCTCAAATGGCTAGTGCGGCCAAGCAAGCAACAGATGCCGCCAATGATGGCAATCCTGCGTTACAGCAGTGGCTAGGAATGGACGGTGTCTAGATGAAGAAAACAATTAAAGATTATATGCAAGAGCGAGATATGCAAGCTCTCAACCACGTACTTAGCACAGAGCTAGGTAGGTGGTTTTTTTGTCGCCTAATGGATCGCTCGGGCATATTAAAGCAATCGTTTACTGGAAATAGTGAAACATATTTCAACGAAGGAAAACGGAAGGTGGGATTGCTATTCCATGGGGACCTAAACAAATTAGGCATTGATGGAGTTAAACAATACCACCTTGCACAGCTCGAATATATCGGGCAACAAGAATATTTTAATAATTTAGTCGATAAGGAGAAACAAAATGGCTGATGACAATATGGGTGCTAACAATAACATGACTGGCAATGAACCGGGCACGAATCCGGACCAAAATAATCCTACGCCACCTACTGAACCACCTGCTAAACCAGATGGCGAAGGTAGTAATCCATCTGTACTAGGCGGTGATAATACGCCACCTGCTGAACCAACAGTTTATGATTTCAAATCCGTGTTCCCTGAAGGTACTGAACTTGATGAAACTGTATCTGCAGACTTTAGCAAATTACTTAACCAAGTCGGTGCTACACAGGAACAGGCTGTTGAACTAGCCAAGTTTGGCAGTCAGTATGCACAGAACATCTTGACTGCTTATCAAGAGCAGCAAGAGCAAGCAGTTATTGAAAAGCAACAAGCGGATTATGAACACGCCAAAAAGGAATTAGGCGGTAAATTCGATGAAACTGTAGCGCTTGCAGGCAAAGGCATCGAAGCACTAACTAAAGCGGTACCGGAATTACGTCAATTACTTGTTGATAGTCACATTGACAACAATATCAACATGATTAAGGTATTTGCGGTCGTTGGTGAAATGGTTCAGGAAGACCCGGGTAAAGGTACAAGACAAGCTGGAACCGGTCAAAATTCTGATGAAGAAACAGCAAAACGAAAAATGTATCCATCTATGTATTAAGAAATGAGGTAAATAATTAATGGCTACAATTGGAACTCAAAATTTAACACTTTTAGATTTGCAAAAACGAATGGATCCTAATGGTAATGTCGCTCAAATTATTGAGCAATTAGACCAATCCACTGAAATCATTCAAGATATGACGATGGTCGAATGTAACCAAGGGTCTAGCTTTGTAACGACTGTACGTACTGGTTTGCCAGATGTTACATGGCGTAAATTATATGGCGGTGTTCAAGCGTCTAAATCCTCCACACGTCAAATTACCGACAATTGCGGTATGCTTGAAGCATATTCGCAAACTGATAAAGCGCTTGTTGATAAATCCAAAGATAAAGCATCCTTCCGTGCAACTGAAGATAAAGCATTCGTTGAATCCATGGGGCAGGAATTATGTCGTACAATCTTCTATGGCGATGAAAATACGCCAGAAAAATTCATTGGCTTGGCTCCTCGCTTCAATACTCTTGATATTAAGAAGGCAGCAAGTGCAGAAAACATTCTTGATGCAGGTGGCACAGGTAACTTGGCATCTATTTGGCTTGTTGGTTGGGGTCCTTTGTCCGTTCATGGCATTTATCCTGAAGGTTCTGCAGCAGGCTTGCACCAAGAAGATAAAGGTGTTGTTACTGTTACTAAAGAAGATGGATCCATGTTCGAGGCATATCGTACACACTTTAAACATGATGTTGGTTTAACTGTACGGGACTGGAGAAATGTCGTTCGTATTGCTAACATCGACGTTACGAAATTGACAAATGATGCTAAAGCCGGTGCAGATCTTATCAACTTAATGATTGAAGCGGAAGAACGTATTCCTAATCTTGGTGGTGTTCGTCCAGTTTGGTATATGAACCGTACATTGCGTACATTCTTACGTTTGCAAAAGAACACAAAACATGGTTCCACTATCACTGAAGATATGGAAATGGGTAAACTTGTTACTCGTGCAAACGGTGTGCCAGTTCGTAAAATTGATGCATTGCTAAGCACTGAATCTCGTGTTATTGCGTAAAGAAAGGGACATAATTCAATGATTATTGATACTCAAAATACATTCTTTTGGAAAAAAGAAATCACTGCAAATACAAATTCTGATGTAGTGATGAATGGGAACGGTGGCGATGCTGCCGTTGCCTTGTGGTTGTATATTCGTTTAGATAAAGATGTTACGGGTACGCCTTTATTTAATGTTTACACTTCTGACAAAGAAAATATGGCTGATGCTGTATTGCTAACCGGAATTACATTGCCACAGAACTCTAAAGCTGGCACAGAATACAAAGGTCGACTTCCTGCAGGTGCTAAAAAGTTTATTCGCATCAATGCGAATAATATGACTGCCGCTACGATTACATCATTCTTAACAGATGGTGTGAATTTAAAATAAGAGGTGAGACTATGATTTTTACAGCTAACGTAACGATGTACCATGGTAATCGTGGATTAATTCAAGAAGGTGAAACTATTAATTTCTCTGAAGAAGAAATTAAAGAATTTGAGCCTGATTATTTCAAACAGCTTTTCTCTGGTAACGAAGATGAAGTGGCAAAAATCTTTAACCCAAAATCTAAGGCTAAAGACAAAGAACCGTCTACTGAAACTCAGCCTCCTGAAACAGAACCGGGTGACAAAAATCCACCAGATGAAAATACTGAAGGTGACAATACAGGCAATGAAAATCCACCAGATGAAAATACTGGCAACGAAAAGCCTAAGAAAACAAACAAAAAGAAAACCGATACTACGGAAGAATAAGTGACAATATGAGGGGTGCTTATGCATCCCTCTATTACCATATAGGGGGAAATATGACACCTACTGATATTTGTAATCAAGCACTTGCATTAATTAACGCAGGATTGCTTTATTCACTTGAAGAAGAAACTGAGCAAGGTCGCCAATGCCGTATGCAATATGACCCAACTAGACAGTTGGTATTGCGACAATTTGAATGGAATTTTGCTCGCAAAAATGAAAGATTAGTTTTGTCTGCTCATAAAATTAATGGGTGGAATTATGTATATGCGTATCCAGAACAATGTATTCGGATATTAGGGGTTATTCCACAAGGCGATCGCTTTCATGCGGAATCGCAACCGGAATACAACATATTTAATATTGGAAACAACAAAAAATGTATAGTGAGCGATGTGCCACTAGCATTCATTGATTATATATATGACGTGACAGATTTAGACGTTTGGGATTCTATATCCTTGTATATGCTGCAGTGTAAACTGGCTAGCGCATTAGCTATGCCACTGACTGGTGATAGAGGATTGTTTGACCAAGCATACAAATTGTATCAAGCAGCAGTTCAAGAGGCTAAAGGAATGAACGCAAAGGAACGTAAACAAGATACAGTATATATATCTAGCTACGTGAAAGCGAGGGATTGGTAATGAGTAATCCGATATACATATCACAGCTAGCGTTTACAACTGGTGAAGTATCGCCAGATGTTTCAAGTCGCTTTGATTTAGAGCAATACAAAAGTGCCTTATTGGAAGCGGAGAATGTGGTTATTCGTCCATATGGAGCCGTTGCAAAACGTCAAGGCAGCCAATACGTGGGGCAAGTTAAATATAGTGATAAGCCAACACGATTATTTGAATTTACGACAAACACCAATAATTCTTTTATGCTCGAATTTGGTGACAAATATATTCGTGTATGGAATTACGGAATTTATACCGGTATTGAAGTTACGACTCCTTTCACTAGCGATATATTGTTTGATTTAAATTGTAACCAATCTGGTGATGTTATGTTCATCTGTAGTGGCAAGTACCCTATTCAAACGCTATCACGATATAGTGATACTGACTGGAGAATGAGTACATATAAGCTAACTGAACAACCTTATGATGAAATCAACACGGACAATGGGCATACATTGACAGTTAATGGCGATACGATCACTTCCACAAAAGACCTCTTCACACAAGATATGGTAGGTAGTGTAATTCAAATTGCATACTATGTAGAGGCGGTACATACAAAGTCCGCTGGCGAAGTTGTGGAGAAAAAAGTAAAACGCTACATGCAACCACAGAGAACTGAAAAAACGTACAACAACATTAATTACAATGTTGGAGCGTATAGTACTGATACAGAGTTATCATGGAAATTCACAACGCATGGTACATGGGAAGGTACAGTCAAATTACAGATTTCTAACAACGATGGTCAAACATGGAAAGATTACAGAGCATACACCTCTAAGAATGATTACAATGTAACTGATACAGGTAAGATAGAGGCTGGAGCAAGGTTAAAATATATCTCCGATATTAAAGGTGGTTCTGTTAATTGCGACTTATCTATTATGCCGTTTACTCAATATGGTATAGTCGAGATTAAAAGCGTAACCGATGCTAAGAACGCAAAGGTTAATGTTCTGAATGGTATTAAAGAGGGTGAGCCGAGCCACCAATGGAAGTTAGGCAGTTGGAATAGGGGTAGAGGTTATCCAAAGCTGTGCACATTCTATCAAGACCGATTTGTAGTTGCTGCTACTGATAGTAAGCCTAACTATATTTGGTTTAGCCGTACTGGTGATTATCCAAATTTTGGTGTCGAAAAGGTGGAAGGCACTATCACAGATGATAGTGCAATCACCTTGCCGGTTATTAATCGCAAGATGTGTGAGATTCGTCATCTCGTACCAGCTAACGATCTAATCATTCTTACAAGCGGTAATGAGTGGATTGTAAGAGGTGATAAAACCATTACGCCTACCAACTGCAATTTAAAAACACAAACCCAACGAGGGGCCTTATCGTGTGAACCTCAATTCATAGGTAATCGGTGCGTGTTTGTTCAAGAGCGTGGCGGTACTGTTCGTGATATGGGTTACTCTTACGAAAGCGATAACTACACAGGGCAAGACCTTACATTGTTTGTTAAAACTTTGGTTAAAGGTCATGTAGCGGTAACAAGTGCATACGCACAAGACCCAGACTCTATCATCTACTATGTAAGAGATGATGGACAACTTAACTGTTTAACTTATATACCTGAACAAAAGGTGTATGGGTGGTCGCACTTTGTAACGAATGGTAAATACAGATATGTAGAGAGCGTGGCAGAGGGTGAGCAAGACACAATCTATTTTGTGGTAGATCGTGTGATTAATAATAAGAATGTGAAATGCATTGAACGTAGCATTCCGTTGTACACAGAGGATAACTCCGATGTGTTCCTAGATTGCTATGTTAAAGTCGCTAATTCCATTAAGACTGATTACATCAACGCACCTCATCTTGTAGGACAAATGGTAGACATAGTAGTTGATGGACAACAGATGCCATCTAGGGAAGTACCACCAACTGGTGTTATTAAATTGGATGGCAAAGCAAATGTAATTACTGTTGGTTTGCCTTACACTACTAAAATTAAAATACCTAGCGTAGAACAACAAATAAACGATGGTACTTTACAAGGCCGAGTTGCTACAGTATCAAGAGTAGTGCTTCGCATGTATAAATCGTTTGGCGGCAAAGTTGGCCGTACATTTGACAGAATGGATGATATTACATTACCACCAAATGAATTGTTTACAGGTGATAAGCCTGTAATCCTACCTAAAATGGGAATAAATTATTCAACCGATACATCGATATGTATTAAGCATAGTGATCCGTTTCCATTTAATTTATTATCGATAACTCGTATTGTTGAAATTGGCGGAGGACTAAGAGATGTTCCGGGACTATAAAATTGACGAAATTGAGCCTACACGGCGAGATAAATTAATTCAGGACCTAGAAGTTAATCTAAGGGCAATAGACGCCATAGAAGTCCAAGAGGTGAATCGTTTATACCCTTTTAAGGATTTCTGTTCCGAGATTTGCAAATCTGATTATGAAAGCCATGTCGTTGTAGAAGACGATGTGGCTATTTGCGTATATGGGATTGCAAAAGAACCAGTTAACGGAATGTATGGGATTTATTTTCTAGGTAATAAAGTATTAGAAAACGATATGCGATGGCAGATGCGTTTTATCAAGTTAAGCAATCAAGTTATTGCTGAATGGTTAAAGACTAGGGAATGGCTATTTAATTACGTTCACACAACTAACATTAAAACAAAGCGATGGCTCGAATCGATTGGGGCCGTTATTCATCCAACTGTAAAAGTTGGCGATTTAGAACTATTCACTCTTAAGAAGGAGGACTTCATATGTGCTTACCCGCAGCGGCAATCTTAACCGCAGTCAGTACCGGCATAGGGATGATTGCGCAACATCAACAAACAAAAGCGCAAATTTCAATGTACAACGCCCAAGCACAAGCGGCTGAGGCTAATAAGCGAATATCTGACCGCAAACAAGAACAAATTGCTATGCAACAATTACAAGAGCGGGACAAGATGGATAACCGCATGAAGCTTGTAGCTGGCACAAATGCAGCCGAGGCAGGGGCAGGAGGATTGCAAATGGCAGGGTCCCCATTACAATTGATGGCATCTAGTTATGATGAATACAACAAAGACATCTACAATTGGGAACAAAATAAGAATAATGCTATTTACAATGAATATTTGAACGGTATGAACTATCAGAATGAGGCTAATGCCGCACGTGCTTCTGCTAAAAATGCACGACGTCAAGGCAATTTGGCAATGGTAGGTAGCATTCTTGGTGCCGCATCATCTATGTATGGTATTAAACAACAATACGCAGGTGGCAAGATGACGACTACATATGGTGGTGACCCTGTAGGGTATACAGATAAAGGCCCAGTCGTAACTGTTAAGCGTGATTATAAAATGAGGTAGGATATGAAATTTGTTAATTATGATCCAACCCAAAAATTAAATACAATTCAAGGTAGCACACAGGCTTCTAGTAATGAAACGGCATATGGTGGTAATGTAAGTGGCTTAAATGCTATGAGTAAAGCCTTACAAGATGCAACAAATACATGGATGGAAATTGACAAACGAAAAGATTACATCGATGTAACCAATGCTATTAATGAGTTCAATAATAGTACTAACCAACTGTTGAATGATGATAAAGACGGGCTGATGAATCGTAAAGGAATGAATGCTCAATCTATATTGCCTGACTATAATGCTGGTGTAGATAAAATACAACGTGAAATCATGGGTAAATATAAATTCAGAACGAATGATGCTATTAATGCCTTTATAAAAGCCGTTGAAACATCTAAGACAACTGATTACAATAACATATCCAAATATTCAAGAGGTCAATATGAAACGGCGTTAAGTACAGCTACGCAAAATCAAATTACAAATCTTCGTGATTCTGCTATCCGTTCTGACAACATGGCTGACCAAATGAAAACAATTGCATTGATGGGTGATTTGTATCGGTCTACTGGCAAGGAATTGGGACTAGATGATGAGCAGATTAATGAAAAAATCCGTGCTAATACAGACCAAACAGGAAAGTATTTACTTGATAGATCCGTGGCAGAAAATGATTCAACGAAAGTTGAAAATTTATTGACTTCATTAAGTGGTGTTGTTAGTGAAGATGTGTTGACGCCATATAAAAAAATGTCCAGTCAAATGAACATTAATAAACTAGTTAATGATGATAATACACATGCTAAGTTGTATCAGATGTATGGACATGATTTAAACTCAGGAATGAGCAGTGCTGCCATGTATGTTAGAGCCAAGATGGAAACTGAAAACGAAGAAGCCATTAAAGGTGGTGTTGGTCAAAACAAACAGTTATGGGATATGGCTGTTTATGCTAATAAAAAATATGGTATTAATACTGAAATCGCATATCGACAATTATATGCAGAAGGTACAGTTGGCGGTGAATTAAGCAGGCTTGCTAGAGAAAATCACAATTACGCAGGTTTAACACAGGTTGAACCAAATGGTGAAGAAAACAAACAGACTGATGGTGGTACAAATTATTATAAAATGTACAATTCTGATGAAGAGTTTGTTGATGATTGGATGAAAGGATATATCATTCCTAATAATGCTATCAATGCACAATCTATAGATGAATATGCTGATAAATTAAAAGCTGGTGGATATTATACGGCAAGCGCAGAACATTATAAGAGCTTAATGAGAAATGCCCCAATGTCTAGCGGCGGCAGTCCAAAATATTCAGAAGACCAAATTAAGAAAGCTGAGGATGAAGCTAGGGCGGCATATAAAAATTATTTTACGTTGCAAGAACAAACTAGAAAGATTGCTATTAATGATCGCTTACAAGCTAGTCAAATAATCTTGAATCAAAAGATAGCCAATGGCGATGTAAGCGGTGCGTTCCAATATGCACAGGTTCAATTGGCAGGTGCCACAACTCCTGAAGAGCAAGAATATTGGAGCGGTAAAATGGCTAGCGAAAGACCGAAGCTAGATAGAATTTATGAAAAAAGTTTGAAGATGACGGCACAAGAAAAATGGGGAATTAAGCAGTACGCTAAATCTCACACTTACGAACAAACACGAGCATATGCAGAACGTGTATTGCCTAATAAAATCATGGATGATGAACTTGATGCATCATTACTTGAAATCGATGATAACAATAAGAAAGCTAGCAACATTGACTTAACTCCATATGAATATAAACTTGCTACAGTTATGCCTGAAGACAAAACATTGGCAGGCAGTTTTAAATATGGTGTTAAACAAGAAATGGCTGGACGTATTGAGGAATTTAAGGTTAAACATCATAGACCACCTACAGATGCGGAAAAAGATGAAATCTTCGATGCTGCAGTCGCAACAAGTACATTACGTAGTACAAGCAAACCATTCTTTGGTGACGGAGACGATTATTCCTCTACAATAAGCGGTGCAAGTAACCAAGCTATAGGGATTATTCATGCGGAACCTATTGGCAATCATTATATCCGAGTAACCTATAAAGATGGTTCCACTCAAGACATTTATGAATCAGAATATAATGCACTACAACGGAGATATACAAATGGCTGATATTAATCAAAAAGAACGTGAGGAATTTCAAGCGTTAATTCATGGATACGGACAAGGCCCACGTTCCTTTACGGCTAATGCCGGCATACAGTCTAGTCCAGTAGGTGGTTTAACACCAGTTGGGCAAGCTATCGGTTCAGGAATAGAAACTGTATCAAATATTGCAAAAAGCACAGCGGATGCATTATCTACAATTGCCAATACTCCTACTAGCATTAAAAATGCAGATGGGACGGAAACGATTTCTCCATTCGGGCAGCAAGGTAATGCATTTCAAGCGATAGGTCAACTAGGACAATCTTTACCTAATGCTTTGCCTGCTAGTTTTGTTAGTAACACAGACCGATTATTTTTATATAACAATGATCAATTACGTGCTAATGAAGCCTTACGAATTGCCAAGACGTTAAATATTGGTGCAGATACAGTCATGTTTGGCGATGATAGAGCCTTTGAACGTGCTGATTATTTGTCTAGACGTGCTGAACGTGGCCAAGTTTTACAAGATATTTATGATGAGTTTCCAGAACTCTACAAAGTTAAATATGGCTCGCAAGCTGAAGGTATTCAAGCATTAAACAATATCGAATCAATCAAGAATACAAAAGGTATATTTGATTCATTACAACAAAGCATTTGGGCAATGAATGACCAAATGAAATTAGGCGATGTTGGCTTCGCCTTAGCTTATGAATCTGACCCACAAAAGATTAGCGAATTAACGGCTGAAGTTAATCGATTACAAAATAACTTGCAAAATTATAGACGTCCAGATGGTGGCAGTCCTTTACAAGAGGTATTGGGTTCAACTGCTAGTCAAATCTATATGATGGGTAAGCAAGGCGGTGCAGGTGCTATTGTAGGCGGTATAATTGGCGGTATTGGTGGCGGTGTAGTTAGTGGTGGCTCTGCTGCTATACCTGCTGCAATGACCGGCGCTAAATGGTTAGGTTCTGCTGATATGGCATACGAGATGTACAAAATGTCATTTGGTAATAAGTACCTAGAATTAATCAATAAAAAGGATACAAAAGGCAATCGTGTATATTCTAATGAAGAAGCAAAAGAATATGCCATGTCATTCGCTGCAGTTGATGCTAGTATTGAATTTGTGGCGACTCGTGCTATTGGTAAAGCAGCGTCTAGAATTGCTCCTAAGTCTACATTAGCAAGTGCAGTTTCAAGAGGAACTAGCAATGTTGCTGAGACATTCAATCGAGGTATTGGCGTAACTGCTGCACAAGTTGCTAAGACCTCCATTAAAGCTGGCGCTCCAGAGTTATTTGAGGAAGGCTTGCAAGACGTCAACGAAAAGCTGCAACATAACTTATGGCGCAAATCGAATGATCAAGAGGGTCCATATTCTGCAGGCGATATGTTTGTTGGCGCAGGTGAAGCTATGTGGCAAGCATTACCGGCTGTTGTTGGGTTTGGTATGATTGGTGGCGGTATTAGCGGTGTACGCACCATGAAAGCCTTCAAGGATTTTCAAAAGTTATCCCCAGAAGAACAGCACATGGCTGTTATGGAAGAACAAAATCGTAATGGACATGTTATTATGCAGAACCTTAAAAACGATGCTGCAGTTAATAATTTGGCAAAAGAAAACCCTGAGTTATACGGAAAAATCGTACAAGCTCAGGGGGATAATATAGGCGTATCTACCGCTTATATTAATGTCAATGAAATGGCTGAAACCGAAGAAGGTCAAGTGGCTATTCGTAATATGGTAGATGCTGGATTGGTAACACAAGAGGATGTATCTAAGGCGATTACGGCTGATGCTCCGATTGAAATTCCTATCGGGTCTTATGCGCAATTAAGTGGTGGCTTATCTGAAGAAACTGTTAAGGCATTAGAAGAATCCTCTTACTTTACACGTGGTGGATTATCCATGAAAACACTTGAACGTGCAAAAGAAGAAGTGCATGCTATGAAAGAGATAGTTAAGGATGATACCGAAAAACGTGCAAAACATGTTAAGGATGATATTATTCGTAGCTACTTTGATGAAGTATCTGATGTAGATAAAGAAATGCTCGATGTGGTTCTTGCGGATCCAACACATATTAAACAAACGTTTAATAATGTGTATAAGGAACTTACTGAACAGTACCGGGAACAATATACAAGTGATTTCGATGCTATGGATACCGATTTAGAAACGGCACGTACTACTGGGGTAAATCCTACATGGTTAGGTGATAGCAAAGTACCACGTTCTAATTCTGAGCGCAGACGAATGGCATATCAATCTAGCCTTGCTCGAACTCAACGTGCATTATCGGATAATCCGGAATCACTTAATCAAGCAGGTGCCCATTATGCTGATATGGAGCATACACTTAAACAGATTGAATCGTTAGAATCTATGCGAGATAAGCTATTTGAACTTGCAGATAATGATATCGCCTTACGTATGCAATTATCCAAATCCGGATATGAAGTGTATCAGTCTTTAAAATCCATAATGAGCGATGCAACTGTTGATCGTAAACAACGTGATACGGCAGAAGCCAATGCATTGCTCATGGCACAACATGCTGATGTAATGGCACAATACATGCGACAAATGGGCCGTGGTGGTTATACTGCTATAGATTATTTCCGTGATAGCGTGCGTATCAACATGAATGCAGTTTTAGAAAACCAAAAAGGGTATAATCAATTAGATCAAGATGCAAGACTTAAATTAAGTATTGATAAGAAAAAGTGGAGTAGAATTATAGATAATATTTCATCTTATAAAAGATCTGATTTAATTAGAGTTATGGACACTCCAGCTGTACTGCAACTCGTAGGTGTTAAGGATTTGCCAATCAAAATGTATGTTTCTAAATATTTTGATATGAAAACAGGTGCTGGCAAAAACAATCAACATAAGACAGTTACTAACAAAATGTGGAAACAATTACCTAGTGCATTGGTAGACCCGATTGCAATTTTCCCATCTAAAACAGTTAATGGTTCGATTGTGGTTATGACAGAAATTACAGATAGTAACAAAAAGCAAAGTATTGTTGCTTTGGAATTATCAGCTAGTGTTGCAAATAATATTACAATTAATAGAATAAAATCTTTTTACCCTAAAGATAATGCTAGTGCAAATACATGGTTTTATAATAATTTTGCAGATAAAAACAATCCACCACTCTATATAAACGAACAAAAAACCACTAGATGGTTTACAAGGAACGGGCTCCAATTGCCTTACCAAGTAAACCAATCTAGTGGTTACTTTAATAAAAGTATACCAAATGAAAATGATTTAAGCAACTACAGAAACGCAAATAGTAATATTTTTTATCAATCAGCATGGCATGGTTCACCACATGACTTTGACACATTTGATTTAGGTGCTATTGGTACTGGTGAGGGCAACCAAGTACATGGTTGGGGTTTGTATTTTGCTAAAGATAAGAAAGTGTCTGATTTATATAGACGTGAATTATCCTTAATCCATGACGTTGATAAAGGCACATTATTTAAAGTTGATGTGCCAGATACTAAAGAAATGATTGATGAACAACAATCATTAAATATTTTAAGTAAAGAAACAAAACAAAATCTAAATGCAGCAATTAATGCATTGCCAGAACAAGAAAAAGAAGTATTTATCAACGAATATACAAACAGCCCTTTATTTAACCATTATGCAAAAAAAGAAATTGATGAGTTAGGAAGTAAGTTTGAACAACTAGATAATGAATACCGTTTACTCAAAGATGAATACCTTGATAAATTTCTTAAAGAAGATCTTAACAAGATTACACAAAGAAACCTAAATAGATTGTCCGAAAAATATAATATTGATTTAAAGGCATTAAAAGAAAACCCCAATAGTATAAAAGATATAAAAAATCAACTAGATACTATGTGGTTTAATGCTTTTAAAGAATTTGGCATGACTAAACAAAGGTATAGGGATACATATTGGGGTAAGTATAAAAAAGATTTCTCTTCACTGTTAAATGACAGTGGCATAAATGGTAGAGATTTTTATCTGGCATTATCTAAAGCACTAGGTAGTGCAAAACAAGCGTCAGAACATCTTAATAAGTATGGTGTTAAAGGTATTACTTATGTTGGTGAGCAAGATGGACGATGCTATGTAGTGTTCGATGACAAGGCAATTAAAGTCATTGAAAAGTATAACCAATCTATAAACGGTATGACAGAAATCATGAAAGATGGTGAACGCATTATCAGCATTTTCAAAACCGCAGATAGAAGTACGTTCTTACACGAAATGGGTCATGTATTCTTTGACGACATTAAGAACCTAGCAGAAATGGAAAACGCCCCAGAGCAACTTGTTCTAGATTGGAACAAGTTGAAAGAGTGGTCTGAATGGGATAATGCGAAAGGTGCTGACAATACAAAGGCACATGAAAAGTTTGCTCGTGGATGGGAAGCATACCTTCGTGAAGGGAATGCTCCTACAAAAGGATTACAACGTGTATTCCGGATGTTCTCAAAGTGGTTAACTCGTATCTATCGTGCGGTGACACGACTAGGCGGATTGCCACCTAAGGAAATACAAGATATCATGGCACGTATGATCGCTACCCAAGAAGATATAGATGCCTACACAAAAGAGCAAGCACTTGAACAATTTGAATCTAGCAAGTTATTTAAACAGCTCGATGAAGCTGAGCAAGCAAAGGTTCAAAGCTATATTGCCGACGTCGGGGAAATGGCGAAAGAACGTGTCATGAAGCGGTATATGAAGGAATTGGAAAGTCGTCCAATCAAAGAATGGAACGATGAAAAAGATTCTATTCAAGCTGATATCGAAAAGCGTTTAATGGAACAGTACCCAATCTATAAAGACCATCAACGCTATAATGCATTTGGTAAGGATGCACTAACCAATACTCGATACGGCACACTAAAAGAATTAGAAGCTGCTGAACGTGAGCAAACCGGATTTACGTTTGACGAAGCTGTTAATCAGGCTATGGAATCTGCCGAGCAGGCATTCATTGAGGATAACCATATTGGCAAATCTAATATAGAAATTGCTGAGGAATGGTTATTATCTTCAGATGGTCAAATGAAATTAACTGAAGAGGAAGCTAAAATCATTAAGTCACAAACCAATCGAGACCTTGCTAAAAACTGGGAACTACTCGACAGGTTAAATCGACTTGATCCTAATTCAGAAACAATTGAATCTGATTTAGAGCCAATTGCAAAACGAATAATTGGTGATAATGAAAAAGTCGCTAAAGAATTAGGGGCCGCAGTAAAAGAACTTGATTCTGCTCAAGACCGTATTGAAAAGCTAAAAGCACAATTACAAGAACGTATTAATAATGTACGTGCTATCCGAGATAGTGGTGTAGGTGTGATAAGTGATTATATGAACCGTGCTAGACAGGAATTAGGCGATTTGACCTTATCCCAAGCTAGTCAATATAAGAAATATCAAAACCAAGCTATTCGTGAAGGTAAGCGTGCCGATAGAGCATTGGCCGTTAATAAGCTGGAAGAGGCTTTACAAGCTAAACAGTTACAACTTTTGAATCAAGCGAGGGCCCGTGTTGCGTTTGACAATGCGCTCCGCATTAAAAAGTTACGAACCAAACTGCTTGACAATCTCAATAGAATAACACATCCTAAAAATCCTATTGCTATTGAGCCTAATATGCGTTACTTTTACGCACATATGGCATATCAAATGGGGTTAACAAAATATGATGGACTGGAACCGGTAGACGGCTTTAATATGAATGCCGTTATTAATGCATTAGATCCTGATGCGGATATCCTAGGTGACAAAAGTATTACATTCCTTGACCCATGGATTGTACAACTATTCTATGGTAAAACACCTATGTCATTTAAAAATCTAACAATGAGTCAGTTGAACACACTGGAAGAATTAATGACAGGCATGTATAAGAATGGCCGCAACGCTTATGAAGGCTCTACCATTCTTAATGATAAAGGTGAATCGATTACATTTGATGATGCAGTAGATGGCATATTAACGGAAGCAATCGATACATTTGGCAAAATTAATGGGAATGTATTTAACGCACAAAACAATCAAACTGGTTTGGAAGCCGTTGCAGGTCTTATTAATAAAGGCAATTTATCCTTGCTCAAGGTTGAAACATTCTTACGCCGATTAGGACCAGATGCTGTGAAATATATCTATGATCCGATTAGCCGTGCAACACAAGCTTTTAATGAACGCAAGGAAGTGTCCATGCGAAGATTGGCAAAAGATGTATCCTCTGTATATGGTAAGCGTGAATTATTTAACATCCGAAATAAGCATATGTACGATGTTGGGGAATTGCGTAATCTAACCAAGGAACAGGTTATTGCATTAGCTTTGAATTGGGGTACAGAACGTAACAGACAACGGGCAATGGAAACGGCCAAGGTAACTGAAGTTGAAATGGAAAAAGCCTTTCAAGAAATCCTCACCGATAAAGATTGGGAATTTATTATTCGGACATGGGACCACATTAACTCCTTCTTTACTGAACGTAGCAAAGTTCAAGAAGAACTTTATGGGAATCCATTGAAGAAAGAAGAAGGCATCACATTCACTATTGGTGGTAGAACTATCGTTGGACAGTATTACCCAATTGTGTATAATCCAGAAGTCAATGCAAGTATATCTGATAAGGAAGTCGAAGATATTGCAAAAACTATGGTTAGTAGTAATGCGATATTAGGAACTGGCATGAGCGCTACTAAAAGCCGGTTAGATGTAGTCAAGGATAAATCATTATTACTAGACTTTGATGTCATTTCTAATGCGATTACTGAGTCAATCAATCATATAACTATGCGAAAAGCTGTGACGGATGTAAATCGATTAGTAGCCAATAGAGAGTTCCAAAACTATATTGTTGAGAAATTTGGAATGAATTCCTATCAATTCTTGCGAACTTGGGTTCGTGATAATTGGAAGGATGAAGCGGCTAAGATGGATGATGTTGGTAAAATTTTAATGTTCCTTAAACATAATGCAACAATGGCTATTATGGCTGGACGTGCATCAGTTGCTATACAAAATGCCTTAAACATTCCTGTTGCTGTATATCGTATTGGTGCGGGCAATGTAATTCGTGCTGTTAATCATGCAGGAGTAGGATTCTATGGTCATGGTACAGAAACCTACAATAATACTCGTGATTTTGTTATGGAGCAATCCATATTCATGAGGGAACGTATTCAAACTTTAGATAAAGACCTTAAAAAGGGATTAACCATCCAAGGAAAGGGGCTCCGCATTAATGATAAGAATATCGGTGGGTACAAGTTTGAAAAAGGTGCTGAAATCCGTGATGAAATTAATAACATGGGATTCCGACTGCTCACGGAAACAGACTTCGCATTATCCGTACCAGTATGGAAATTTGCATATGATCAAAAGGTTGCTGAACTTCAATCTAAGGAAGGGGTAAGTACTGAATGGATTAATCAACAAGCAATTGAGGCAGGAGACAGAGCAGTACGAGATATATTCGGAAGTGGTGATGTTAAAGATGCAGCATCCATTCAACGTTCACGGAATCAATGGGTTCAATTATTTGTTCCGTTTTATTCGTATGCTAATACTTTGTATAATATCATCGCTGAATCATGGTATATAGGTAAAGACAAAGGGGATTGGATGCCTTTTGCAAGAGTGTTATGGTGGGGGATCATATCACAGGCAATTGGTATGACAATTTACAAAGCCATGACAAATGGTGACGATGATGATCCAGAATCTATCGCCAAGTCTTTTGCAGAGGAATTTGTACAACAAGGAACCATGGGTATTCCGTTAGTGAGAGATATAGCCACTATGGGTATGAAATTTATTTTAGGAGAACGTCCATACAATAAAGGTAATACAGTAATGGGATTAAGTATCTTTGAGAAATTATGGGATACCGGTCAAGCTATCTCAAGTGATAATAAAGATATCGTTGATGTAGGCCGTTCGCTCAGTCAGGTTTCTAACCGTGTAACTGGTTTTAGTGATACCGTAACCGATGCTTTCTGGACATTGTTGCGTGTAGGGCTAACCGATACGGATGCCAAGATTGAAGATGTATTCATGTCAATTTTGTTAGACAAGCGTTTAAAGACTAAAAAAGAAAAGAAGAAGAAAAAATAAAAGTAAGGACTACCTAGTTTTAGGTAGTCCTCTTTATATGCAAAGAAAGGCGGGATATTGTGATTCCACAAGTCAACAATCCAGTTGTTCAATATCAATGTGATGGGGTTAACAAGACTTATATTTGGCCATATGACTTTAATAATATTAAAGACATTAACCTTATTCTAGTTGATGAAGATGGACGACAAACGGAGCAAACAGGGAACATCTTATATGATGCACAGAATAAAACTTTAACGTATCCAAGTATTGGTGAACCATTGCCGGCAACTTATAAAGTTGTTTTAGTTAGACGAACTCCAATTTCACAAACTACAGAATTAGCTAACAAATGGCCATACAATCACATTGAAGATATGGGTGATAAAGTTATTCTAATTCTTCAGGAAATGAAAGAACAGTTGGATCGCACACTACAAATTAATGTAGGCGCTGATGAAGACCCAAATCAAGTTACACGTGATATTGTAGATAACTCCATTGAAGCTGCTAAAAAAGCAATTGCTGCTGCATCTACGGCAGAGGAAAAAGCCAATGAAGTGCAAGACAATGCAACAAAGCTAACAGCCATCAATGATAATATCAATGCATTATCTCAAACAGTTGATGATAAATTAGCGACTGCAAATACAGCGCTTATACAAAGTGCTGATACGTTTGAGAAAACACAAAAATTAGCAGATAACACAAAGGCATATGCGGCACAAACAGAAACCGATAAGAAAAATATCAATGATTTAGTTGCAAAAGCTGATGCCATCAAGAGTGATATTAATAATAAACAAATAGCTAGTGTAGGTAATGCCAAGAAAGCGGAAGATGCAGCCAAACGTGCAGAGGTAGCAGCTGCTAAAGCTGAAGAAATAGCAATACCCGGTGGCCAAGGAATTGTAACCAAAAGTGAAGCTGATGCTAAATACATTGGAAAAGAATCGCTAAATGGTATTGTGTCAGTTAAAGACTTCGGAGCAGTTGGCGATGGCGTCACCGATGATACGGCTGCATTTAAACGTGCTAATGATAATCTTGCTAACAAAATTCTATTAGTGCCAAATGGTCAATACAAACTAACTGAACATTTAACCTTTAATACAGTAAGTTCTGTTATGGATATGGGTGTATATACCAATATCAAGCCGTATTATCCAATAGAAACACCAATGCTAAAAAGCGCATCCAATATCGCATTTATGAAAAACATTACGTATGATGCGGAAGTAAATCAATGCCAAGGGTTTACCTATAACTCTAAAAAGAATGTATTTGTACTTGCCTGTATTAATGGTGAAGGTACTAATCAAATTTTTTACGAGCTTAACTCAGACACTTTTGAAAAAGTAGGTACCTATAAATTTACGGATTCTGAACGCCTAGGGCATTGTAATACGATGACATATAATCGGTATACGAATAAGATTTACATCACAAATGGGCTAAAAAATGGCAATAATTTGACGGTTATGAATGCCGATACTATGACAATCGAAAATACTATTACATTGCAAGAAAAGGTATTCAACATTGACTATGATCCGATTACAAGGACTTATGTATCCATTGTACCTATTGCAGGTAACCAAAGAGTACGAACTATCAATTTGTATAATGATGAGTTCAAAAAACTCAAAACGTACCAAGTCGATTATATCTATCCGGACATGAATAATAACGGGGCCTTTATGCTAAACGGCGCAATCATGTCCGCAACGTTAGGAAGTCTTGTAGAGTGTACACCATTCGGTACAGTTAAACAGATCATTGAAATCAATCGTGAGACGGAAATCGAAGACATCGCTTACTACAATGGCAAGTTCTATTTTGCAGTACTAACTCAAAAGCCAAACAGACGTCACCAAGTAGATATTTATGTAGGTGACCCAAATTACGACTTTGAAAACTCAATCAATACTGCACGATTAGCAACGCTTGATTACCTCAAATTAACAGGTGGCACATTAAATGGCGCACTTAAAATGGCTAATAACATTTTGATTGAGGGTTATAAACCTGATGGTCATGGTGTTGGTATGGCT